GGGTGGCAATGAAGTTCCGCATTTTAGCCGCACCTGTCTGGAACTTGACATCGTCAATGCGCCCGAACATCTCCGGCGACAACTCGCCGCCTGCGAACGAGCGACTGTAGATGCGGGTGCTTGGCATGGGTCAGCGTCCTGCGATCCAGCTCGTGATGTGTTCCGGCTTGATGTTCCGTTGATTGCCGTCGCTCATGCGGGCCTGTTGCAGATAGCCCACCATCAACTGCGTCTGGCGCTTGCCCTCGGCAGCGCCCTGATCGCCCTTGATGACCGGGCCTGCCAGCATCGCCGCCAAGTGGTGCGACAGCGCCATCACAAACAGCGGGTCGAACTTGGTCGGGTCGGTGACGAGCGCCTGGTAGCGCAGCAGCGCGTTCTCTTGATCGGTATACAGCACCTTGTTGCCGCTCGTGTCCGTTTCGATGCTGTACGGCTGCGGCACATAGCGCCCGGCTGCGACGAGCGGCGCGTAGTTGTGCAGAAAGTCAGGGTTGTCGCTTGGCGTGAACTTGGCCGAGTAGTCGTTCTCGGCGTCGTGCGGTAGTACGCTTACAGCAACCATCATGTCGCCAGGCACTGCATACGCATACTTCCACATGCTGTACGGCATCGTGACCGACGCAAGCAATGCGCGCCGGCTAGCAAAGTTCCAGTTGTGCATCTGGAGCAGGCTGTCACGCGCAATGGGGTAGAACCGGGCGCAGTGTTCCGCCTGTGCAGACCCCTCCGGCGGGTCGATGCTGGCGATGCTTGCGTCATCGCCGAGGTGCGCGAGGGCCAGATTGCAGATTTCTACGACGCTTGCCACGGCGGCCTCCTAGTCATAGAGGGGCGCCGGGTTGTGAGTCCGACGCCCCTCTGTTTCATCGAGCTGACATCAATCGTCGCTCTGGTGTTCCCGAGCCGGGCGACCACGGCGGCGGACCACCGGGGCAACTTCAGGTTCGGGTTCTGCCTGCACAGCCGGCCTGTCGATGTACTCGAGGTTGCCGTTGTGAGGACCGTTGTACTCAAAGACATCGCCCACCTGACGGAGACCGTTGTCAACGAAGCACACCACCTTTGCGCGAACTCGTGCCATGTCAGTTCCTCATCAGGCGACCGTGAAGCCACTGGCGTAGAACTTCTTGCCGTCCTGAATGTCGAGGACGATCTGCGCCAGAATCGAACCCTGCGTCGGGTTCGATCCACCAACGGTGTACGAGGCACCGAGGTAACGCTCGCCGAGGCTGGCGATCTGAGCAGGCAGGCGGACCACGTACTGCTTGCCAGCCGTCAGGTTGGCGAGAGCCACAGCACCCGTGCTGCCGATGACCGTACCGCTCGAAAGAGCAGCGTTGTCATCGGTAATCACGTTCATGGTCAGCGATGTCAGCGTGTTGAACGCTTCAATCACGGTGAAGACCATGAACAAACCCTCACCCTCGCCAATGTCGCGGGCGGTGCCGAGATCAATGGTGTTGGTGCTCACGGCGGTAGCAGTGATGGCCTGGCCACTGATGGCGGAGCCGGGGTTGTTGGCCCCAGAAACAGTCAGAAGAACGTCAGTAATCATGTTGTTGTTTCCCTTCTGTCGTTCCTATTAGGACACGACGGCTTCGGTGTTGACGATGGCATCGACGCGACGGAGCGGGACGCCTTGGAATGACAGGTACGCGGACGGAGTGCCGAACTGCGACAGACCCTCGTTGACCTTGAGCACGTACTGGCTCTTGTCGAGCGCAGCAATGGCAAGACCAGAGTGAACCGTGCGGTTCATGTAGAACGCCGCACGACCCATCGACATGTTGGGCAGCTTGTACAGGGCGCGGCTCATCAGCTTGATGAGAGCAGTAGCAGCCGCGGGAGCCTGAGTCGTACCCTGCGCGAGCAGGTCGGTCGTGTTGATGTTGCAGATGCGCACGACGTAGCGCCAGTCCTTGACCACCAGACCGTTCTTCCACTGGTAGCGGGTGGCATACGCTTGGAGACGGCTGCCATCGCTGTTGTAGACGGTCTGTTCACCGAGGTCTTCGTGCATGAGGCCCGCGCTGCTGCCCTTGGGGAACGGGCAGTAGACGGTGTTGTCGCCCCACACCACGAGGTACACCGAAGTGTTCGCGGTGGCATCTGAACCGCTAGCGTTCAGGATGTTCTGCGAGTTGTTCGGCGAGCCGGCGCCAATGTCCGAGTAGCGCGGCGCGATGCCGAGGAACTGCTTCGGATCGGTGGCGGGGTTGCCGTAGAACATGGTGGTCGCCATGGTCTGGTTCATGGCCTCAAGGAAGGCCACGTCCTCGGACAGACGGAACTGAGCGGTGTTGCCGTTCAGCATCGCCAGATCCTTGTCCACTTCGCTGCGAGCCTCAAGCATGCCGCAGGCTTCGTCAACCTGCGCGGTCGTGCTCTTGCTGTTGGGGATGCCCTGGTTCAGCGCACGCCAGTAGACGGTGGGCAGACCAGTGCGGATCACGACGCGGTCGCCGGTCGGCAGGTTGCCTTCCTTGAACACGCAGTCCTCAAGGATTTCGTTCGACTGCGAGAGCAGTTCGGCGATGACCGGGACGCGGCCATCTGGATCGGTGCGCTTCGCCCAGTCGGCGAGCGTCAGGTTCGACGTAGAGAGAGTTGCCATGTGTCAGTTTCCTTTGGAAAGAGAGTTACGAGTAGAGAGCATTCGCTGCATCGTCAAACGTCATCGGGCCACGAGCCTTGGCCGTGGACGCGCTGCCGCTAACGAAACGGTCTTCACTAATTGCCTTGCCTGCGCGGAAGAACAACCGGATCACCTCCGGGTGGTTGCCCAGGCCCGACGTATTGAGCAGGTCGCGGAGTTCGGGGGTGCCGAACGCATCCAGCGCCTTCTTCGCAACCGACAGGTTTTCAGCGAGCGCAGGCCCGCCGAACTCCTTGTCGTTCGTGGCCGACTTGGTCCACTCGTTGCGAACGGCCTGAATCTGGGCTTCCTGCCGCTGGGCCATCTGTGGACCCATACGGTCGAGAAGCTTCTGCGCGGCGTCCTGACTCAGTCCGAGTTCCCTAGCCACCTCCGAGTACGCAGCAATGGTTTCGCCGTCGAACTCGCGTCCGTCCGGCGCCTTGAACTCGTACTTCTCAGGCACAACGGGCGTGGCGTCGGCGGGTGCCTTGGCTTCGGCCTGTGGTGCCTGTTCGGTGGCAGGGGCTTCGCTGCCCTTAGCGGCATCACCGCTAGGTGCAGTCTGAGTGTCGGTCGCCTTCTGCCCATTCCCGTAGAGAACCTCCGCCACGTTGACGGGGGCTGCGGGAGACGCGGATGTTGCCGAGCTGTCAGGGGTCGTTGCGCTCGCCGTCATCGTTGGTTCGTTCATTCGTCAGTTCCTTCATCATCACCGGATACAGCTCCGGGCATTGAGTGTGAATAATACCAAGCAGTTGCAGTCCGTAATTCCGATTCCCCTCCGCAAACGCCATTGACATGGAGTTTGTGTTGAACGAACTACGGAACACGCCGGCTCGGTCCATGAGCCGCCACACGATGCGGCGGCCCCGCTTTGATGACATCAACCACTTGACATCGTTCTCCTCGTTCTCACGAGCAATCCGCTCGCGGAGTTCACGGTCGGCCTTGGCCTTCTCCTGGCCTCGCAGGTCTAGCGGATCGTAGTTCGTCATGGCGTGTAACTGCCATCAACCTCGTTGACACTCATCAGACCTCTAGCGCGCTAGGGCTGCCGTACCCCGAAAACATGTTCATCACGTCGGTCAACGCGGTCTGCTGGTCGGTCGGCGACGCAGCCAGGTTGCGAGTCGCCTTGCTGGCCTGCTCGACTGCAGCCACCTGCTCTTTAGCCGCCATTGCCTGATTGCGAGCATTGCGAACCACCGCCACTTCCTTGTCCGCAATGATGAGCGAAGGATCGACCCCAAGCATGTCAGCATAGATGTCAGCCCACTGGTCGCTGTCAAACTTGTCAAGCACGTCGGGCTTCATCTGCGCGATGGCGCCTAGGTTTCCGACGAACCTGTCAACGCTGTTCGTTCCGATGGCGCGCTGCGCCTGCGCGAGCATGCTGACAAACTCCACATTCAGATCCATGCCCTGCAGTTCCTCGGGTGCCGGCGGGACGAGGCCAGCCTGGATCATGCGCGTGAACGTGATGTCAACGAGCGGGTCAAGCAGTTCGTTGTGCAAGCGCTCGAGCACGGGGCCAAGCATCAGCAGCTTCTCCTCGTGGCGCTCCGCGACCTCGGTTGCCGTCATGCGGGTGTTCGGCTGCGTAGCCAGCATGAGGAACATGTCGGCGTAGAACGCACTGCGCACGCGGTCACGGCAATCGACGATGTCGTTGAGCAAATACTGCAGGTTCAGGTTGACCTCAAACGCGGTCTTGATGCCCATGCCTGCGCCGTCAACGAATGAGATGCCGCCCGGCAGCGTTTCAACGTCGCGGTTCTTCATCGACACGGGAACCTGAAGCGGCGGTTTGGTCTGGAAGTCGATGGCCTGCGCCTTGCGCAACTGCTCGTGCTGCAACTGCTTGATGTCGCCAAGCGCCTCCATGCCGGGCGAGTTGCCATAGATGTCGCCGCCGGCTGTCGCCCAACGCGGGCAAAGTGCCGGAAACTGCTGGAACCCAGACTCGCGCAGGAACTTGCCTTCCTCGCCGCCGACCTCAAAGTACCACGACCCGTAGGCCATGTTCTTGTCATCGCGCTTCTTGTGGTCGCGGTCAGAGCGTGGCTCAATGGCGTGGATGATCGGCACCCAAGCGTCAAGCGTGCCACGGTCGTACATGTTGCGCACCGTAATGCTGCAATTCTTGTAGCCGAACTCCTTGACGAGATCGGCGACCGTGACCTCAAACTCGCGGTACATCGTGGTCACGCGGCCTTGGAAGTCGGTCGCAATGCAATACTCGCCGCACGTGACGGGGTACTGGTGAATGACGTTCTTGAAGTCAGGCAATACGACGCTGACTGCCGTGCCAAACGCGCCGAGTTCCTCGTACATCGTGTGCAGTGCGCGGTACGTGTTCGACTTCTGGAAGACGAGCTGCATGCGCCTCGTCACATCGTCGAGCCACAACTTGACGGGCTGATAGGAGTTGAGTTCCGGGTCAGCGGTGGCGAGCCTGAACCACTGACGTGCAGGCGACGTCGCGCCGGCCATCA